ATAAAGCACATCGCTGATCGGCAAATCATTCAGCGCTCTTCCGATCTTTTTCTGAACCTCAAGCAACCGTTTGTAATGCGCGTGCTCGACTTCCAGCTCAGGCTGGGGCATTTTCTTCTCGGTCATTTCTTTTTGCCTTTCTTCGCGCTTGCCTTGCGTTTCGCGTTGAGCTCTTTGGCGACTTCCTTGGCTCTGGCTTCCGCCGTCCGACGAACCGTGGCCTGTTGTTTGGCCATCTCCGCATTATGAACATCAACATGCTTGAACGGCGTCCGTGGTCCATCGCCGATGGAAAGCGACAACGCATCCATGAAATGTGCCGCATCGTTGATGACTTCGAACTTCTCCCTCGGAACCAGCCGCATGAGGTCTTCAATCATGTCCCGGCAGTGGATGAGCGCCATTTTGTATTCATCCACTCGCTTTTCCGTTTTTTCGAGCTGATTAAACTTTTTATGGTTCGCCCGGTCGAATTCCATCCAAGCCAGAACGATGCCCTCGATTTTTCTTTCGAGAGATTCAATTTGTGCGGACAAACTCCGCAGTGCGTTAGCCCTGATCGCCATTGTTCATTTCCTCCTTGTCCCATGACATTTTCGGCAGAGATATCTGCATTTTCTGCCCACCAACATTGAAAGTTCTGCGAATTTTCTCGACCCGCGATGCTGTTTTCAGCACCGAGAGCTTCTTTTGCCTCAGCTTTTCAGCCTGAGACACTGGTTTTTTCGGTTTCGTCACTCGTTTTCTCCTGTTCCAGCATTTCGTAATAGCCCACAGGTTTCCGCTTGGGCTTATTCTTCATTTCCTCGAGGCGTTCCGCGAGCCTCGCGCGGTTGGCCGCGAGAGCCTTCTCGTCCGGCTCCCAGTCCCCGAACCATGAACGGCGAATCCCCATGAAAAGCTCATCGAACTTCACGAACTGGGGCCGCATCTTGCGCCGGAGCATCTCCTCCACCAGCGCTGTTTGCCTTTCTGCGAGCCATTTCAGCCGGGTGTAGAAAAACTTCACGTGCCCCGAACCCATCGTGTATTCGCTGAAAGAAGCGAAGTCCTTGGGCTCAAGCCCACGGGCGATGGCCTTCCGAACAAGGTTATAAACCCTTGGTAATTCATGATATTCCGCCACGAGGAACTTGTCATGAAGCTCCGATGGGGGAACGCAGTTTATTCTAGTCATTCTTTTCACCTCCTGAAGCCTATCATGGCGGGTAAATCCGAAAAAGAAAACGAATTTCTTTTGAAAAGTGAAAATAATTGCTTTTTTCCGAAATTAGGTTCATAGTCAATTTCGAAAAAGGAGAATGCTATGTTTTATGTCTACGAACACTGGGACCCGATTGAAAATAAATGTTTTTATGTTGGAAAAGGCCATGGTCCAAGAGCCATGAATTTCCATAAAGATAACAAACAATATAAAATTATTATAGAAAAGCTTAAATTATTGGGATTAAAGCCAGAAATTCGGTTTATTTATAAAAATTTGAAAGAAAATGAGGCAATCGAAAAAGAAAAAGAACGAATTTTGCATTATGGCATCGATAATTTATGCAATTATCAACTTAATAATTCCGGAAAACGTAAATTCGTTGGCATGAAAGGCAAAAAACACGCTCCGGAAACGAAAAAGAAAATGTCAATGTCGCATTTTAATAAAAAGCATACCCTTGAAACAAAAAAGAAAATAAGCGAATCACGCAAAAAGAAACGTATTTTTGAAATGGATCGGATTGTGATCTGAATCCGTTTTCAACCCCTAAAATTGAAAAAAGATTCAGTTTTTTAAAAAAACAGTTTTTCTTTTCTCGCGAATCAGGCAAAGCTGGGCTAGCCGCAAAAATGGTTTCGGATGGTCCGTTATCTAAGTCGGCATGGAAAGAAACTAATGGTTAAGAAAACTGAAAGCACGGCGGTTGCTTCGAAATCCGCCTCCCACGTCTCCACCGAAAGCGATAATGTTGGGTTTTTCGATAAACTCAGCGGAGACGGCCTCGAAAACGTGACGGCGAAAGACCTGATCGTCCCCCGGCTCACGATCCTTCAAGGCCTGAGCCCACAAGTCCAGCCCAAAAAGCCAGAATACATCAAAGGTGCGCAAGTTGGCGACATTTGCGATGTTGGCATGAATGAGGTGTTTGAACAGCCTCTTTTGTTTTTGCCTGTGCTTTTCATGAAGCAATACTTGGAGTGGGCGCCACGGGCCTCGGGAAAAGGTTTGGTCGCCATTCACAACGATGCCTCGATCTTGGATCAGGGCACACGGAATGAATCGAACCAGATCATTTTGCCGAACGGGAACTACATTGCCGAAACTGCTCAGTTCTTCGGTCTGAACCTCAGCGCCGGGGGCCGACGGTCATTTTTGCCGATGACAAGCACTCAGCTGAAAAAGGCAAGGTCTTGGCTTTCGCTTTCCACCTCGGAAAAAGTGAAGCGCAAGGACGGCACCTCGTTCACGCCTCCGCTTTATTACCGCACCTATCATATCTCGACCGTCGAAGAAAGCAATAGCAAGGGCGACTGGATCGGGTTCCGGATTGAGCGCGGCCCAACGATTGAAGAATATGCTGGCCCGGACGAGTTCGCGGATCTGGCGAAGGAAGCAATCGAATTCAAGAACTCCATCCAACGTGGCGAGCTTCGTGGCGACGTTGGAGAGAGCGATGATCACTCGTCAGAGGGGGCGATGTGATCACTATGTCGGACTTTTTCGACATTGAGGAGGGGGCGGTTGCCCCCTCCGACAGCTCAACCATGCAGCGGATGATGCGTATGGCGGCTGAAGTTATTGAAACAGAGGAAACGATCGACTCGTTGGAGGAAAATCTTGCCGATTTGAAAAAGCGGCTGAACCATTTGAAAACGGTTGAGCTGCCTGACCTCATGGCAGAAAACGGTTTGTCCTCATTCACGCACGCGGACAGCGGTCGAGAGATTGAAGTCAGCGATTTCGTGGCGGGGAGCCTGACGAAAAAGACGGATGAACGCAAGGTTGCTTTGGAGTGGCTCGCGGCCAATGGTGCGGCGGACATGATAAAGTCCGAAGTCACCGTCGAGTTCGGCAAAACTGAACACAACATGGCCAAGGATCTCGCGGCGAAGCTGAAGGCGGATGGATATTTCGTGGAAGAAAGCGAAGGAATCCATGCTCAGACGTTGTTGGCGTTTGTCCGGGAAAAGCTCCGCAACGGCGAGGAAGTGCCGATCGACACGCTTGGTCTTTATGCAGGAAGAGTGGCAAAAGTGAAAGCCGCCGGAAAGCGCAGAAAATGAAGGGCCGCATAAAAATTGATGTCAATGCGGACGAGGCTGAAGAAGTTGGGCTGACGGCAGAGCATTTAAAAAATGCTGAAACCATCATAACAATTCAGCTCGTCGACACTGGCACGCATGTCGGGCTCATGTTTGGGATAAGTCCCGAAGCCTATGAGTTGCCGGATGGGTTGAAGCTCAAACTGCTTCAGGGGTTGGGTGAATTGATCGATTCAATCGTCAATGAGCCAGAGGAAACGCGCCAATGAACCAGTTGAAAAAAGAATTCACGGTCGCGTTTCAGCTTTCCTCCGTGAGCCGTTATTCACGCGATCACCTCCTGAAGCCGGAGAGCGTTTTGGAGCATGTGGGGTTCTGCATGGTTTATGCGGCGTTTCTTTCGGACAGATTGTCCAAGAAAGGAATTACAGTCGATCGGAGTCAGCTTTTCCGAAAAATTGCTTATCATGATATTGATGAAGCAATTCTCGGAGATATTCCCCGAACGACAAAATATTTTTCGAATGAAATTCGCGGCGCAATGAAAAAGGTTGAAAAAGAAGCGGTTCGTCGACTGGATGATTGGCTCAGGTCATTCATTCATCTACCATGGACGACTGCGAAAGAAGGTTTCGAAGGCTCGGTTTTGCGTGTCGTGGACTTGGCGGCAGTGGTTTACAAAAACTGGACGGAAGTTGTCCTTTTGCGTAACCGTTCATTTCTGCGAGTGTGCGTCGAAACCCAACGCTATTTGGAGGAATTGGATAAATCCGAATTCGACAATGCGATTTGGTTCGAAATAGAAGAATTGAAACAACTGAACAAAGAAATCCTGGATACATTCGTGCCGACCGAAGAAGACATGATGTTCATCCGGATGCAGGAGGCGAACAATGGTTAAGGTTGAATGGGTCAAGGCTGAGCTGATTTCCCATGGCTCATTCGAAGACGTGAAACGTGCATGGGAAACTTCGCGTCCGGCGGACACAGACATGGACATGAAAAAGGTCGTGTCCATGGATGTTCCGGTGAATGAATTTTTGCCGTTGCATTTTGAAATCAAAGCACCGATCCTGATCCGTGAGGTCATTTGCTCTTTCCGTAACCACAACGTCTGGGCGCGTTCATCGCGGGTCGACGATCTGCGGATTTGGGAAGTGTGGCATGGGCTCGACGGGAAGGGCGTGGCGGAGTGCCAGCGGTCGTATGATTATATGATGGTTGAGATGGAAGGCAAAGCCTCTCATCAAGATGATTTCCGTCGTCATCTCCCGTTGGCTTACATGACCACGTTTTCGTTCGCGATGAATTTCCGTGATTTTGTGAAGTTCATCCTTGCGCTCCGGAGGGAAAAGCTGAAACTGTTCGATGAAGTCGCGAATGAATTGCTCACTGCTGTTTGGCGCAAGAATTATATCATTCACGATTGGGCTACGATTGCCTCGAATGAAAAGTGGTACAAGGCCGGGCCGCTGAACCCATTGCCCTTGAACCATGCACCTTCAGGCCGGGTCGGGGATTTCATCTACATTGAATCCTCCATCAGCTTCAACCTCCGTGCTCAGCTGATCCGCCACAGGGCATTGCAGGTGAAAGATACACTCTGGATTTATTTCACGCCGGACAAAATGACGTTCACCATGGCGCACAGCCTGACGGCGCAAATCATGATGCCTATCGACTTCGCTGAAGACCTTGTGCGCAAGCGGTCATGCTGGATTGCGCAGACGGATCTTTGGGAGCCGATCGTTTCTCAGCTCCTGACCATCCTCGGCAAAGACAAAGTTATGCTTCCTTGCGATGACGGAAAATGCCGTTTCATTCGCGACAATGATTTGAGGAAAGCGGGCCATGATCCATCGCCCCCTTGCCCGGTGCTTGCGAAGATTGAAAAGGAAAAGATGCTCCCAGCCCATGCCGAAGAAGCAAAAACTTATGCCGCTCGTCGGCCCCACCCTGACTTTTGGATGAAGGTGATTGAAAATGTCTAAGATAGAATACGATTACGATATTTACCTCGCTGGTCCTTTTTTCAATGACGAGCAAAAAGCACGCATGGACAATGTTAAAAACATGCTCGTTGAATTGGGATACGTTGTGGCAGATCCCCGAGAGCTCGGGCCAGTCATCGTTGACTCTGCGCCGGAAGCCAAAACCCCTGCGTTCTTCAAAGGGATTTTTGACGGCAACATTCAAGCAATGGATAAATCTTTCATGGTGCTTGCCTCGTTGGATGACAAAGACATCGGCACTGCTTTCGAGCTGGGGCATATGTATGCTTCGCTGAAGTTCGTCACCTCATTCGCCTTCGGCGGCGGAAAAACAAATGTCATGCTTGGCCAAGCCGTAGATCAGCACTTCACCTCGCCGGAAGAGCTGCGGGAGTTTTTCCTGAAATATCGCAGGGTTCTTTTCCAGCGCGACGATATGGTGATTATTGATTTGTTTGAAAAATCCAAAAAGGCCGAGGCCGATGAATAATCATCCGAATAAAAACCGTTGCATTGTGTTCGACATTGACGGAACGATTTCGGACGCAACGCATCGGCTTCAATTCGCATACATGAAAGAATGGGACAAGTTCAATGAGCTTGCCTCGCAGGACCCAGTCATTGTGAAACTGGCGGATTTTATGCGCTCGATAAATTGGATGACGAATGTTATCCTTTTCACCGGGCGCAGTGAAAAATATCGCTACGTCACACTCGACTGGCTGAAAGATGCAGAGCTCGATGCATCTTTCGAAGAGTTGCTCATGCGTCCGGACAATGATTTCCGCCCGGACCATGAAGTGAAAATCGAACTGCTCGAAAAGCGGTTCGGTGGAAAAGAAGGGGTTATGAGAAGCGTCTGGTTTGTGGTCGATGACCGCGACCAAGTCGTCGAAGCCCTGAGAAATTATGGACTGACTGTTCTTCAACCCGCCAATGGAGGTTATTAAACTATGGCAAATGTACCTGATATGCTGCGCTCTGCAGCCAAACTCTATGAAGACCGCAATAAAATTTACGGTGATAACTACAAGCGCTTCGGCCCGGCCCTGAATGGGCTCCTCAACGGGGTTGCGCTGAGCACCCCCGACGACTTCAATCGGTTTGGGATCCTCGTTCAAATCTTCTCAAAGATCTCGCGCTATTGCAATATGTTCGACAAAGGTGGTCACAATGATTCGCTGGACGATATTGCGGTTTATGCTATGATGCTGAAAGAGTTGGACTCCGGCGCAAAGGTGAATAAAATCACCGATGAAATCAGCTCGGCAATGATGCCGAAGGTTTCCGTTTTCGCAAGCAACCCATTGCTCAACACACCCACGGCAGAAGACCAATGAGAACGCTTGTGCTGGATACTGAGACGACCGCTCTCATAAAAAATATGCTCCAGCCTCTCGACCGTCAGCCACGGATCATCGAATTCTTCGCACTGTCTTTGGACAGTGCGGGCGAGGAGCTGGACACATTCAGTTATCTTTTCAACCCCGGAATAAAGATCGATGAAAAGATAACAGAAATCACAGGCATAAAACAAGAAATGCTGGATGACCAAAAGCCATTCAGTTCAATCGCTCAACACATCCTCGAGGTTATTGAGGTTCACGACGAAATCGTTGCACACAATATGTCCTACGACAAAGCGGTGATTGATTTCGAGATGAAGCGCCTCGGCAAAAAGGTTCGGTGGCCCGAGCTGATTTGCACTGTTGAATCGACGGAATACATGAAAGGCCACAGAATGAATTTGCGTTCGTTGCATGAGTTCCTTTTCGGGGAGCCATTCGAAAATGCCCATCGTGCAGAAAATGACGTTCGGGCAACAGCGAAATGTTTTCTTGAATTGAGGAAGATGGGTGTGGTTTAATCATGCGTATAAGAACGGGTTACTCATTCCGCACTGCGGTGGGGATGATTGAAGATGTTATGTCGCGGGTTCAAGAAACTGGAATGAAATATGCGCCGATCTCGGACAGAGCCTCGACGTTCGGATTTAATCGTTGGACAAAGCTCGCCAAGAAAGCGGGTCTGCAACCGATATATGGGGTCGAAATTGCCGTCACATCCTCCCTCAATGCAAAAAAGCCAGTGGTCGATCACTGGACATTTTTCGCTCAAGATGACATACGTGTCATCAATGAATTGCTACATCTTGCGACCAATCAGTTCCGCTACGAACCCCTCCTCACCTATGAACAAGCCATGGAACTGCGAGGATGCACGAAAATCACTGGCAGCCGCGCTTTATTCGAACAATTTGAACCAAGGCCTGATATCTATGTGGGCCTCAGTCCCTCCGGATCAAAAGGCTTCATTTCGTCAGCCGCCGAGCTCGGCCACCAATTCATCGCATGCTCCGACAATAAGTTCATTCGCCCAGAAGATGAAGGATTTTACGAAGTTCTTATCGGGAGGGGGGCTTCTACCCAAACTTACCCCCAATGGATCCTCGATGAAGAAGAATGGCGCAAGTCCGTCAAAAGAATTGCCACGCCTGAGCAAATCGAAACGGCCCTAGCCAACGCTCAGAAGGCGCAGGAGGGCTGCACTGCGAAGCTGAGGGCCGGAACCCTTCTCGCGCCGCCTCGCCCGTCCACGCTCCTCGAGATGTGCAGGGAAGGCGCATTCAAGCTCGCCATCGATTTGACGGATGAAATTTATTCCACCCGGCTCGAGCGAGAGCTGAAGCTCATCGCGGAAAAAGAGTTCGAGGATTATTTTTATATCATCGCGGACGTGATGAAGTGGGCACGTCAACAAATGATTTGCGGTCCGGCCCGTGGTTCATCGTGCGGGAGCCTTGTTTGTTACCTTCTCGAAATCACCACGATCGACCCGATAAAATACGATTTGTTGTTTGAGCGCTTCATCGACATCACCCGCAACGATTTGCCGGACATTGATTTGGACTTTTCGGATCAAAACCGACACCTCGTATTCGAATACATGGAGAATAAATATGGGAAGGAACGAGTCGCTCGACTGGGAACTGTTGCGTTATATCGCCCACGTTCAGCAATCGATGAAGCTGGAACAGCGCTCGGCATCCCGAAATACCTCTGCACTCGAGTGCTTGACAGCCTCATCATTCGATCTTCCGGAGACTCTCGAGCAATGCATACGCTCGAGGACACATTTACGACGACTGCTGCAGGAAAGGAGATTTTGGAAAAATACCCAGAAATCCTTATCGCAACCAAAATGGAAGGACACCCTCGACACTACTCGCAGCATGCAGCGGGAATTGTTGTTACTGCGGATCCAGTCACATCTTACGTTGCTGTCGACGCACGCACGGGAGCAACTCAGTGCGACAAGAAAGATGCAGAAGAGCTTAATTTACTTAAGATCGATGCCCTTGGGCTCACGCAACTTTCCGTTTTTGAAGATGCCCTCCTCTTGGCCGGAAAAGACATCCATTTTCTCGAACGTGTCCCGTTGGATGACAAACCTTCTTTCGAGGTGATCAATAAAAAGCAGTTCTCTGGAATCTTTCAATTCAATGGCCCGGCATTGCAGTCGATCTGCAACCAGATCAAAATTGAAAACCTCGAGGACATCATCTCCGTGACTTCGCTCGCTCGGCCCGGACCAATGGCTTCCGGCGGAACGAACGAATGGACGAAACGGAAAAACGGCAAGGCGGTCGAATATCCTCACCCCACGTTTGAGCCATACCTTAAAACCACGCTGGGCATGGTCGCTTATCAAGAGCAAGTCATGCAAATCTGCCGCGAAATCGGCGACATGAGCTGGGAAGATGTTTCGACGCTCCGCAAGGCAATGAGCAAATCACTCGGCAAAGAGTTCTTCGATCAATATGGCAACAAATTCAAAGAAGGTGCCATGCGGCGCGGAATGTCCGGGCCAATGCTGGACAAAATTTGGGACGATCTCTGCGCATATGGAGCTATGTGTTTCAATCGCTCGCATGCGGTGGCTTATGGGATCATATCCTATTGGTGCGCA